GAGATGAAGGCCGAGATAGACCAGAAGGAATACAGTCTAGTCAAGACCCCTCTTGCCCGAGAAGTCTACCTGAGTTTGATGGGAGGCAATGAAGAGTCAGCCCCCCAGTCCAACTGGCAAGGCAGACTTCAGCAGATATTCCTGAATAATAATGTTCCACCGCCTCAGGCGATGGTGATAGGAGCACCCAATGACCGCCAGCTTCAAGCAGACACTAGCTCGGCAGAACAACATACGGAGGGCGAACTTCTCCCGCAAAGTGAACAAGAGCCTCTTCAGGGCGAGGAAGAAGTACAGTCTCAATAAATTCAAGGGAGCTAAATGACTACTACAAAGCTCGATAAGGTAGCAATCCTTGAGCAGTTGCTCTACATAGACAACAAGGCAGGTCAAGTTGTGCCCTATAAACCCAATAAGATGCAGGCTTACTTCCTTCGCAACAAGACTAACAGGAACATCGTACTGAAACATAGACAGGGAGGGTTGAGTAGTGTCGTATTGGCAGATATGTTCACGGACAGTATCTTCATTCCACATACCACCTGTGCAGTGGTTTCCCACGAAACTCACGCCACCCAAAGGCTCCTTGACCGAATCCAGTTCTACTATGACACCATGCTCCCCCCCAAGCCCCAGCTTGGAGCAGGAAGCAGAAGTGAAAAGTCCTTCCCCGAGCTCCACTCCAGCATCTACGTTGGAACAGCAGGTTCAAGAGCTTTCGGAAGGGGAGATACGATTCGTAAGGTTCTTCTATCCGAGCTTGCTCACTATGAGGATGCGGAAACCATCTTGAATGGCGTAGAAGATGCCGTACCTCTTCAAGGTGAGGTTATTATCGAGTGTACCCCCAATGGTGAGGATAATGTCTTCTATGACCGTTGGGTGAGGGCTAGGGAAGGCCGTAGCCCATACAAGCCCTTCTTCTTCGAGTGGTGGTGGACGGAGGACTATTCCATACCTGCAGACTCCATGTACGCCCTACCTGAAGACCGATGTGAACTGAAGTACACTCCAGAGGAAGAAGACCTTGCTACTCGTAACCATCTTACCCAAGACCAGATACGCTGGCGTAGGTGGAAGATAGCCGAGAAGGGTGGCCTCTTCTGGCAAGAGTACCCCGAGGATGAGGTCTCCTGCTTCATAACTGTAGGAGCTCCCGTATTTGATACTAACATCCTCAACAACCTAGCCCAGAAGTGCTATGATGGTGAACGCCACAAGGAGGGCTGGCAATACTGGAAAGCTCCTGTACAGGGAGAACATTACCTAATCGGTGCTGATACTGCAGCAGGTTCTCCTACTGGGAGTTTCTCAGCAGCCGTAGTTCTCAATGCTCAGTGGGAAGTATGTGCTACATTCCAAGCCCGCCTTCAGCCCAACGAGTTCGCCCGTATCCTCAAGGAGATGGGTAAGTGGTACAATTATGCCGAGCTTGCTATAGAGCGTAACTTCACTGGCTATGCTGTTATAGGCCAGCTCACTGACTACCCCAAGCTCTATCACCAGCGTGATTTCACTACAGGTAAGGTCTCTACCAATATAGGTTGGTGGACTAATGACCAGACCAAACCCTATCTCTTTACAGTCCTCAAGGAACATCTCCCCCGTGTAGCCATATGGGATGTGAACCTTATTCGACAGATACGTGGCTACCGATTTCTTAAGATGAAACCCATTGCCCAAACCTTCGATGATATGGCAATGGCTTTTATGATAGCTATAGCTGCCAAGGGGGTTACTGGTGTAGCTCAGGGCTACCGAGGCAGTGCAAGAACATTCAGTTGGTAGGAGGAAAAGATGGTTACAGATGCTAAGAGTACAACGACCAGTAAGATGTCCCTTCAGGATATCAATACCGATATCGCTGCAGTAAAGCGGTATTGGGATGCTAGGAATACGAAGTTCAAGGAGTGGTATGACATACTCCTCATGATAGATGAGCTCTACACTAAGGGTATGGAAAGCTACATATCCTCTGAGCCACAGACTTTCTATAACATGGCTCACTATCTCCTTACTAAAGGAGACCTCTCCCATACCATACCTATCCAGACAGAATCGGCTATTGACTTGGACAAGAGAGCCAAGATAGACCGAGGCTGTAAGTATATGTGGCAGTTAATCGACAGGAAGAGGAAGCTTGGAGGCCAAGCCCCCTTCGTAGATGAGCTCTGCCATGCCATCCTTGTACTGGGTTGGTACTCCTGTGTTCTCTACTTCGGGGATGAGATGGGTACGATGGATGTTCAAGTCTGGAACCCCTATGATACCTACCCCAAGTATGGCAATAACCAGCTCATCTCCTGCGTCCATTCCTACAAAGTAACTCCAGATGAGGCCAGACGTAAGGCCGAGACTAATGAGTGGAACTACAAGAGTGTTGCCAAGGGCATTTCCAGCGATGTTCTCATTGATGACTATTTCTACAATGATGGTGAGCAACTCTGGAATACCGTTCTGATGGATGGTCTCGATGTTACTGGGTGGGTAGAACGCCCCGAGATGCGTGTCCTTGTAGCTCCTGTGGGCGGGTTCCCCGACAAGGGAAGCCTTACCAATACCAGTGTCAACTGGAAAGCCCTCACTGGCCGAGGTATCTTTGAGGTCAATGCCAATGTCTACTCTTCTTTCAACAAGTGGAAGACTGTCGTATCTCAAACACTCAAGGATACCGTGAACCCAGTTACTCAGGAGTTCAGTGCCACACCCAAAGCTTCTCCTGAACAAATCAGAGAACGTGGTTCACTGTTCCACTATGCTCCTGGTGAAGCAGGTCTGCAAAGACTCCAGACCCAGCCTATACCTCTCGAAGTACAAGCTCACCTAGCCGAGATACGCCGAGAGATGCAGAAGGGCACATTCAACGATGCCGTCTATGGAATGGTTGAAGGCCAAGCAGGTTACGCCCTAAGCCTCCTATCCTCTTCCAGTGCCAACCAGATACTCTATCCGTACATGGATGCCAAGCACTTCGTCATAGCCGAGGCAGACAAGTTCTGGCTCTCCAAGCTCAAGGAGGGTTCTAAGACCTTCCTTGTAAACGGCGTTACAATTGAAGAAATAACCCCTGATGACATCCCCGACGATGTTTTCATCACGGTGGACTCGGAAGTAGCCACTCCCAAGGACTGGATGGAACGTGGCACTATTGCCAACCTTCTCAAAGACCATCTGGACAAGGCTACTATAACAACCGAAATCCTCAAGGTACAAGACCCTCAGGGAGTGAAGAGGCGTATGAGCCTTGACAGGATAACCAATAGTCCAGTAGCCCAACTGGTAGAACAGATAGCAGGCTTCAATGCCCATGCCGACTACCTAGCCAGTAGAGGAGACCGTAAGCAGGCCGACCTCTTCCGAAGGGCTGCTCTATCCCTTGAAGCTCAACTGGGTGTTCCCGAGGCTGGTTCAGGTACAGCCCCCGTAGAAACTATGGCTCAGCCAAAGCGTGTAGCGGGAGCTCCTCAGGAGAAAGCCCGAGTAGCTTCCAACATAGCTCCCCCTGAAGCCCGTCAAGGCTTCTCTCCCCAGCAACTACGCCAAACCATAGGCAAAGGGAAGATAAGGAGATAGTATGGTAATGGAGAACAGTACCCCCAAAACACCCAAGACTGCTAATATAATGGCGGGGTTCCCCGCATTTCCCACTGTGTATACTGAGAAGGATACACAGCTTCTTGCTAATCTCCAGACTCAGGCCAAGCAGCAACAGGAAATCTACACCCAGAACTTTACTCCCCAAGCTTGGGCTAATAAGTCGGCTATTGAACGCAGTGGTATGGACTTCGTATCTGGAGCTCCCAGTATCCTCACCAATCTCCTACCCACTGGTAGTCTAGGTATGACTCCCCAAGAAGCTGACTATACTATTCAGCAAACTGAGTCACAGATATCAGAGATACTCAGGAAGCAGCGTTTATCTACCCGTCTACCCGACATTGTGGACTTCATGGCTCTATCGGCTATGAGTGGTACATTGACTGGTGAAGAGGCCAATCTATACGACCTGATACCCGAACTAAACCCCAGTTATAGTGGTGTCAACAAGCTTGAGCTTAACGATGCCGAGCGTAAGTGGTTTACCGATTATGCTACCGCTCTTGGTCAAGCCAAGGCCAGTGGTGATACTCAAGCCCTCATGGACTTATATGATAATTTCCAGACAAGACTCACCTATGACCAGTCTATGGCGGATGTCCAAGCGGATATGCCTACTGTAGACCCACTCTACATTCTATCCACAGTAGCCCTCAGTCGGGACGCTGAACGGATAAAGGAAGCCCTCAAGTTAGCCTACCCTCCTAAGGTAGCTGATGAAGAAGCTGGCTTTGAGGACTACCTATGGGAGAGTGTCAAAACTCAGCTTGCTGCCTATACAAACCCTGAAACAGGTCTCCCATATACTTCTACTGGTACAAGAGGGGGTGATTCTCTTCTTCTCACCAGACTGAGTGGAGACCCCAATTTAGCCTCAACTACGGTACTACTCACCAGCAATGATGGTATTCCATATGAAATTGTTGAGAAGATGGATGGCTTCTATGATACAACAGGTACAGTTCGTATAGCCAATAAGGATGCTAATGGTGAGTGGGTTAGCCTTCAGGATTGGGAACTCTTTGAACTTGATTATTACCAAGACCCAACCGATATCTACAAGAGACTTGATGCTCTGGTAGTTCTTGGTGGTATGGACTTAACAGGTATTACCGTAAATGATATTGAGGCTGCTACGGGGCTTGGTTGAC